GCATATGCGTAGTCTTCTATATATGCTTTCGGTCTTTCTGGGCTTGTTGCAGTAATACAACAATTAATCACCCAGTTTGCAAGCCCATGATACCTCTGCAAATCAGTTTCCCAAGCAGGATATATGTCTGTTTTTATGCTCCGAATCTCGGCCCATTTTGATCGTTGTCGTTCATTATTCGCCAAACAAAAATGAGTACAAGTGCCAGAATTATAATTCCACTTATCGTTTCCATTGTACAGTGTTATTGCAGGACTGGTTAATGAATAATCAATCCCAATTATCTTCATCTTCTTCTGGTGTTTCTACATAGGCACCGCAAAAAGGACAGTGGGATGGTGCCCTATGACTAGTCCATGTAACTATATAAGATTCGCTACACTCAACGCAATCAAAATCCTTTTCAATCTCGTTCATTTGCAGGCCTCTCCGAATCCTTATATTTTTTTAATAAATGATAACAATGTTTAAGTCCGTCAGAATAACATTTAAGTCGTTCTGGCATGACCAAATGATTAAGGTCTGGTTTAGGGTTTCTTCTTATTTTTTCTCGTAAGTTAGAAACCCTAGTCATTTCATTTTCAATCTCGTCCATGATCTCCGCTAGGAGATTATCCGCATAGTGTTCTGGGACCATTGACATATCCATCGTATTCAGCCTTATAATAATATAGTTTTTCTCGCAATTCTTTTATCTTTACTGCATTATATAGGTGTGATGGAACGATCAATTGTTCGCTTAATAAGTCCTCATAGTGTCGTATAGTCTGATATAATTCATCTTTCTCGGACAACGCATCTGATAATACTTGCATTAGATGTCCACCACTTCACAACCACCATCGGAGGCACAAGCCAATTCTTGTGCTCCAGCAGTAAAGTCTTGCTCTTCGTATTTAGCCAACTGTAACCAATCAACATTTTTTGGCATTGTTTTCAATGCTTCTTCATATTCTTCTTTTGTACAATCTTGATATGGTGCTTGACGATAAGTATGTTCATTAAAAGGAAGAAATGAGATACCACTGATATTGTCAAAGTTGTCCCAAACCCAGTTACCTACTTCCATCCATTCATGTTCTTTGACTGAAATTGTCACTGATGGTTTATGCTCACACCAATGAGTTTGATATTTCTGCCAGAGTTCAAGTTGCTCTTTTGCGGTCATATCTTGTCTAAATACTGCATTTTTTGGACTCTGCATTGGAAATGAAAATACAGTTGTATGTTGTGGTTTCATTACATCTGCTTCGTTTGGAAACCCTGCATCTTTCATAAATGCACACAACGGATCTTTGTTGTCTGCACGTACAGTTCTAATATAGTATGGATTATGTCTTGCGTGAATACCTGATGCAGAATCAACTAACTGACTGACCGTTCCGCTTGGCTTAACGCATGTAATAGCGGCAGATTGAGGAATGTCAAGTTTCTCTGCATACTCTTTGTTTGTTGCAACCGCCTCTTGTTTAAGATTCTCTAATAAATCTTCTAGCCCTTTTTTCTTACCATTTGTAAGAGCATTGTCCATTATTCCTGTGAGAGAAACTCCAAGAAGTCGTTCTTCATCGCAGTTTCGTTTCCATTCTCTGGTGAGGTATTTGAAACTTGTGAGGGTTGATTGAAATGTGCCAAGGATAGTCGCCATGCGAACTTTCTTCCGTAAAGATTCGGCAGTGTCCCGTCCACGGACAACGACTTCTGAAAGGTTGCAAAACTCTCTGCTTCTAAGTATGATCTCACTGCAGGGGTTAGTTCCAAAGTCTTCTCTTGGTTCTCTTCTGATTTCTTCTTCATTGTTTAAACTTTCTACTTGTTTTTTGGCCGACATACTGTTATAGATTCCACGCTCTCCCGATTTAGAATCGTAGAGGGATAGCCACTCTCGCATGAAAGTCCCAATGTCTGGCTTTTCTTTATAGTTAACCGAATTATTGGCGAGGGCTCGTTGTTTATTATTCTCCCACCACTGTCCTGACTTAGCATGTCGCATTGTTTCGTCTTGTAAGTTTGACAGGCTGATAAGAGCAGAACGGCGGACCCCACCAACAACAACAATTTCTGCAATTTTACATATAATATCATGTGCTTCTACCGGTTTAAGTTTACGCCCTGCACTATTCTGAAATGTATTTATTGTAAACTTAAACAGTTCATCTAATGGCTCAGGACCTGATGCTCTACCTCCAAATGTTTTGAGTGGTGCTCCTGCAGGTCTCACATTTGAAAGATCCCACTTTGGTATTTGACCTTGCCAAATAAGTGAGAGTAATTCTTTATATGCTTTAGCCCATCCTAATTTACTATCTGCTACAACTATTGTTGTGTCAGTCTCATGAAACTCTTCGGCAACTATTGGTAATTGAGCCACATACTCTTCTTCTACTGAAAATCCCACACCAGTACCATTCATGAGAATATACAACACTTCATCAAAGGATCTTGGAACATCTACCTTAACATATGAACAATTATATCCTGCAATGTTTTCTTTCTTAAGGGCTTCACCTGCGGTCATCAAGCATCTCATGCTAGGCATAACATCTAGATTAGTGATAGCCTCTCTCAGATCTGCCTCTAACCCATTATCTAATTTAAAACTATGTTTTGTATCTAAATGTTCTTTAAAAAAAGTAACCAATCTGTCAACTGTTTCTTCCCATGATTCTCTACGTTTTAATGTATAATTCCATCTTGCATATCTTGATAAGTGAATAAATGATTGGTACTCGGTAGGTAGAGGCATTTTTGCTCCTTATTTTAATTTTTCTAAAAATTCTTTTGATTCTCGTTCTGATAGACCATATTTTGCCATTACCCAACTTCCATTTAGATTCTCTTTGATAATCCTCATCTCTTTGGCGGAAAATGTCTTTGAGTTTAAAATATAGTCTTCAAAGGCTTCACAACAAATAGGAAAATGTGGTTTTACCAATTCATACATTGCACTTGCGTAATCTTGTATCTCTTTTTGTGCGTGAGCATCCATACGTAATTTTGCAAAATGAAAAAAGTTATGTAAATCTATTTTCCAAATACACTCGGTGTAATTTGAAACTGGTAAAACTGTTCTTGCAATTTCTCTTGCAATACCCTTAAACCCTTCATAAAATCCATCTAGAAGAGTAGGGTTAGCAATTTGTCTATAACACTCTTTTGCCTGATCGGTAGTTGCAACCATGCGACTTAAAACAAGAATTTTATTTTCTTGATCCAAATCTTGACCACGACCTTGATTGTTTGTTTCTGATTGTTCTTGTACATCGGCTTCAGCAGGCAAATAAAATTCATCACTCATTAATGAGTACCGACCAGAGTATTCGTTTATGTTAGCAGTCCTATGTCTAACAAGTTGTCTCATCACGAATATTGGTAGTTTAATATGAAACTTCACTTCGCACATCTCAAATGGTGATGTATGTTTGTGTCTCATCAAATAACGAATTAGGTTTCTTGTTTGGTTAACCTTCCGTGTACCTTCACCGTAACTAATTCGGGCGGCATTTTCAACTTCCTCATCATTACCCATCACTTCTAATAACTTCACAAAACCATGCTTATGTATTTTCATATTTTAAATTCCAACATTTTTGTTTTCGCAATTAGACCAGAATAGACATTATTTTTTAACTCATTTATAACATCTATTCCACTCAAAATCATATCATTAATATCTTTATGCTCTATGTACCGAGGCCAAATTACTATTTTATGGTGTCTCTCAATTGTTGCTTCCATCTTTTTGATTGTCTCACGATTTCTTCTTTCATTATCGTAAACAAATATCAGTTCTTGATTAATGAAATGTTTTATTGCTGAAACTAAATCACCACCTGCAACCGCAATACAATTATCTATGAACAAGGAGTCAATCGGACCTTCAACTACATAAATTGGCTTACTTATATCAACTCTATCAAGACCATATATTTTAGGGTATTGTTCATCAATTCTTACAGTAATATATCTCAGATCCGATTGACCAAGGGCTCGTCCTTGAACGGCAAACATCTTCCGTGATTTATCAAAGAAAGGAATCACTAACCTCGGCTCTTCATAAAGATGCTTATATATATCAACATCGGAGATTTCAAGACCTTGAACAAAAGTCTTAAAATTTTCTGTATAGAATAAATTTCTATGATGCTCTTTCGGTATGCCTCTCTTATTCACATACTCTTTACAATAATGCTCGTCATTAAGTAAATTGATTGACTTCAATTTTTGTAAAGGTGAAAGACTATCAGAAAATTTAGGTGGCTCAAACTTGAATTCAGGTTTTTCTACTGGAGAAAACGTAGAAGCATTATTTGTATAACTTTCAAGAACATATTGTTTATGTAAGGTAGGATTTATTTGCTTGATAAGATTGGCAAGACTCATACTCGCAGAACAATTATGACATCGATAAAACAAAAGATTTTCTTTACGATAGACATAGCCTCTCGCTTTATGTTTTTTCTTTTGTGAATCACCACAGATAGGACATCTGAAATTATACAGATCATCTCTTTTGCGTGTAAATCGTTCTAATTGTCCTGAGAGTAAATTGATGAATTTTTGATCAATGTAGATACTCATAATATAAAATGAAAGGGTTGAAAATAACTATATTATATAACAAAAAGTTCAAAATGTCAAATTATATCCCAACCTGTTTGATTACAGTTATAAGTTCTTCTTCTTTTATATTATTTTTTTTAGCAAATTCATAAAGAGGAACCAGATCTCTTGTCTTTGTCTTTTTTTTAAGAGATAGTGCTAATTTCACAAGATCATTGTTTTGCATACATTTCCACATCATATACCAAAGCAAGCTGATCTCGCAACAAATCAACTTGCTTTGAAATATATTTTACTTCTGATTTAACCTGAGCCACTTCTTCTTTTAATTCTATAACAGAAGCAAGACTCCAACCTATCATAGCAATGATAGCCACTATCATAGGCGTTATAATCATTTGTACCAAATTCTCGTGTTCCATTAATTATCCGATGCCATTGACTATTTTTAATAAACTTTTACCCATGGTAATAGCATTTTGTACTGTTTCTGCGGCGGCTTCGACCTCAGCATCTATATCGATATTTCCCCCTAAACCCAACTCTGTCATAGAATATTTAGTTAATTCCATAACCTCATCCAAGGACAAATCTTCTAATTCTGGAAGAACTTCATCAATATTTTCTACTGCAGGAGCAATTTTTTTTAAAGGCTCTACAAAATTTTTGGCATCCCAAAAATCAAAATCTCCATCAGACAAACTAACTTTTATCGCATTACCAAGACTGAAAACAAAAGCCAAAACTTCTTTTGTTTCTTTAATACCTCTTTCAGACATTTATTTCTCCATTCTGTTTAAAATCAGTCATTACGAATATGTATTAAGTAGAGTTCCACTCACATCGAAAATTTTAGGCACATAATGACCACCTTCTGAAACTACTTTATCAGAAACGACCATGTCTCCATTTGCATGTAATTGCACGTTATCTTGCCCAACTGAAAACTTATAAATATCACCAACAGCATCACCTGCAGTTGTTCCTGTCCATGCAATAGATATACCTTTTTCTACAGCCGTAGCACTTGTTGCCATGTCAATATCATCACTATAATTTAAATTATTTGTGCTCCATGCCCACTTGTGAGGTGTGGATGTTATATCTGTTGTTTTGATATAATAAGTGACAGGTGATGGACCTCCTGTATAATCGCCACTTGTTGTAATATCTCCAGTTGCTGGAGATCCAACGGCGGCATGAATTGACACACTTCCTATCTGTCCGCCATCATTTGACCGTAAAATCAATCTACCTTTTACATCGGCACTTGTTCCTGGATGATTTACTTCAATTTCAGCCATTTTGTGTGGAGCAGTTAAAGTTGTGAGAGGAACAATAACTGTTGATTCCCATACATCATTTAACGTATGTCCTGTTGTTGCTCCAAAAATAATTGTAACACCCTCGGCTAATGCTTGAACACCATCACTTCTTATCTCTATGTTTACCCCATTAAAAGTAGATCCTCCGTCATCACTATATTGAAAAGAATCTGGAGTTCCAACGGCTGTAATTTTTACTTGATAAGTTTTTGTCGAACTGCCCGTATAAGATCCTCCAAATGTTGCATCGTTTAATCCAGTTCCTGTTGCTTGAGTTGTAGGCCCAATACCACTTGTGACATCATTGAAATCGGCATCACCACTTTTAAAACCATAGAACGTAATTTTATTTTGTCTAGAACCATCAGCATCACCTTCGTCAGGTGATAATAATTCTAAATTTTGTCTTATAACTGCCATTTAACTCCTAAACATTTTTCGGGGTCCCAGCAGGATATGAGTCACCTACTTCAGGCATACTCATATCATGCAATTCTGGTCCTGCTGGCACACAACCTCCTAATTCATTGTGCATAGTAAATCCGTCTGGACATTTTCCGTCTATTGGCGGTAAAGCACCAGTAGAGTATTCCAAAGTTGAATTGCCAACTGTTCTTTTTTTACTGTTTTTAATAAAAGTTTTGAATCCTTGCATTATCTTTTCCGTATTTAAGATAAAGCATGGCCCCAGTTAAACTATCTTTAATTATGATAGGTTTACTTGGATTTGCTCTACCGTATTGTCTTATCTCTTCACCTACTTCATCATTACCTACATAATTCTCATATTTTGCATATTTCTTTTTACCAAATCTTGCTTTCATGAATACATTTGGGTCAACTGTGAAAACCTCTGCCCCTGCAAATTTTTCTCTTTTTTTCTTTTTTTGTGCCGCCGTAATACCTGGAGGTTCACCATCTGGTCCTACACCAATACTTGCTATATTACCACTGCCTGCATCTAACTCTTCAAGATATTTTTCTCTTAATGTAATCTGTTCTCTCACCATTTGTACATTTTTTTCATCTGTTTTCATAAACTTGAAAAATTCTTCTTGTAAAAAACTCTGATCTTGATAATGTCTATAAGTTAAATCTTCTTTAAGTAAAAATAATGCGGCGGCAAATGTTGCAAACCTTGTTTTACCACCAGGCACTTTACCTAATAGTTTTTTAAGATTAAAGATCATAGTATCTGTTATCGTGTATGCATCTCTCTCTTCTTGACTTTTGAGTTTGCTTCGTTTCTTTAAAACTTTGCCTTTTTCATCTATTATACCTAATTTATATGCCTCGGTCTTTTCAAATGGAGTTGTCAATTTCGTTAAAAATTGATAAGCAAAATATATGTTTCCTGCTGACTTTAATAGAGACATTAAATTTTCCTTAGTTTCTCTGCTATGTACAAATCAACACCTATATCTGAACTAATAATAGTTCTTTGATTAATACTTGAAATCACTTCTGGCATATATTTCAAAAAAATCAAAAACGTTTTCAATTCTTTCCAATAATCTTCAGGTATCTTCAAAAATAATATTCTTACCAACACTGGAATAGGAAAAACATTTGATAGCATAATTAAATGATTAAGCATTAATCTTTCCTTTATCTTACCTGTCTTCGAATATCTATTCAATAATCTTTTAATATATTTTATAATTTTTAAATCATTATGAAATTCCACCTCGCTTAAACATTGTGTATTTTCATAATATTTCATCGCATATAATATAAAATTATCTTCATTTAAATTTTCAAACACTATCAGTTTCTTCTTTTACTTCTTCATATTGAGATAAAAAATAATTACAAGTTTGTAAGGCACCTGTTAACATATCATTCTGTGCCTTTAACTTCGCCAATTCTTTCTCATATGTGACAATCGATGTTTCAATTTGAATTTTATCTTTTGTCAATCTTTCAACTTCATTTTCAACATGCTCTTTATCCATAATGCTCCATATTATTCATTTTCAATAAAAGTTTCTCCTGTAAATTCTTCTAATTTACGTATCATTCGTTCCATATTTATTCTTGTAACTTTACCAGTTTTAGTATTGCGTGAATAAAACTCCCATTCGTTATCTTTATTATGCGGTCCTAATTGAGTTTCATTGCCACCTTCATCTTTTGTGAATAAGTGAGTTAGTCCATCATCCGCACCTCCGGATACATTTCTGGCATATAGATATGCTTGTCCTTCAGGAACTGTTGAAGGTGCAACTCCATTTCCAAAAACAAGAACATTATTTGCATCCTCACCAATATCAGTTGTAGTCGTACTTGTTGTTCCAAAACTGAC